TTATTTTCATGACCCAGTAGGTAGCCACGCATGCCAATATAGATACAAGTAGTAACCACTTCATAGTATCATTATACATTAAACTTGAATGTATGTATAGGGGGCTGCCACGCTCATATTAAATTCAGTTGCTGCTTCTAATGCTGCCTTAATGCGTAGTCTAGGGTTCTTTTGATGTTTTGTGGCATGCAATGCTCCTAAAGCTATTTGGCCACCACTTCCTTCTGCCATGTAATTCACAACATTCTCACCTACGTGAAAGTCTTCGTCTATTGTAAAAATTCTTCCACATAAACCAACAATAAATATTCCACCCGTGTCCTCTTCAGATGATGACCCAATACTTCCGTATCCGTTTTCTTTAAATGCAGTCTTAACTGAATCAATAAACTTAGTTCTCATAAACTTATCTAAACCTGAGTTAGTTTTTGTTGGTGTATACTTTGGTGGGGTCCACATGTATTGAAGTATCTGCCCCATTCTAAATGAGTCAGTAAATGCAACAGCGTATTGGCCAACCTTAAAACACTTTGGCTCTTTGCGTGAAAGTATCCATCCAGACTTATCGTCTGAGGCGGCGTGATCAGATCCCATGTAAACGACACCGTTTTGGGCAATGGCAACTATGCAGGTCATATTCCTAGTATACTAAATATAAATTCGAAACGCTAGTCCTCGTGATGAGCGATATGTGTTAATCTAATTAGAGTTTCCTCTAATTCACCCTTAACTTCAATTAGTTCTTGAAGGGCTTCGTAATACTTAGCCTTCCAGTCGTCTAGGTCTTTTTCAACCTTATACAATTTAATCTGGAGATCCTTTAAATCAAGCTTAAGGTTATCTTGTTCTTTCTCAACCCTACGCTTAATTTCTTTTTTGTGGTCCCTAAAATTAGCAACTACACCTGTCGCTAATCCGCTCAATAGTGATGCTGCTATAGTTAATATTAGGGCAGTTGTATCCATATACGTTAATTATACCCTAAAATAAACTTTAAACTAATAGTTCTGATGCAGCAATATCTGCTCCACAATACCGTTTCTTAATTATAAACTCTTTAACTGAGTCAGATCCTAGCTGTCTGCCAGCCAAAATAATAACCCACCTAGGCTCAAACTTAGAAGAAATACATGATTCACACATAAATAAATTAATTGGAATTAATGTAGACTTCTTTAGATTAAGCTTATTTTTTGTTTTATTGCAGCAATAGCACAATATTTTTTCCATTAGTTATCTTCCTCTTGATGCTCTATAACGATTTCTTCCATTACTGTAAACTCCTCATTATCTAGCATTTCTTCATATTCAATACCATCTTTTTGGTATTTGATTTTTGATGCATATAGGCCAAGTGAGTCACATGTGCCCCATAGTCTTAACTCATGAATAAAGACTATATTAATTACTTCGTAGTATTCTCGCACTTGGTACCCCTTCAAGTTCGCATCTTACTCCGTAAGATTCGATTAGCTTTTTAACTTTTCCAACATAATCTATTACTTGTTCTTTTTTGATTCCTTCATATTGAACAAAATTATCTTCATATAGTCTTACTGCTAAAAACTCTGGGTACTGAACTATGTCCAACATAAGATCTGGTACTGGCTTTTTTAATTCTCTTATCTTTGATGACATTTCTTTTGTGTAAAATACAGGCTTATTTGGCTCACCATTCCAAAGATTTATACCATGTTTAAAATGGTCTTTATCTTTATTTATGAATTCCATTTTTAGCCTTTATCCTTTTCCATACTTCCTGTGTCTTATGTACATTTCTTGGCCTGTCTACTTCTCCCGTGTTTAAATATATTCCGCCCCATACTCCCTGCTCACTGTTGCTGACACCAAACTCATAACACATTTTTGAAACTGGACAACTAAGGCATGCTTCATCAATGCTCTTTGCTATATTTGGATCAGCTTCATACTTATCATAAAATAAATTTGTATCAAGGCCTCTGCATGCTGCTAGATGATACCAGTCAAGGTCATCTTCATCTACGCCAAGTTCATTTAAAATATTTGACATAATGCTTAGGCAACTTCCAAATTCCGTTTTCGTTTACTGGTATTCTCTCTGTAATACCCCATGAATCTTTTCGAAACATTCCCTTTACATTTGTAAAGCCGCCTGGATCTTTTTTCCATATTAGTAAGTCATAGTTTTCCCAATATGAATCTTGCTTGCTATGCTTTGATCTTTCCATGAAGACCTCTACACCCTTTAGTGTAAGATTAAGCATTTCTTTCCTATCTAGTAAGTCCGCCTAGATGATCTTGCTGGCCCTCCTGGGATCGAACCAGGGACCTAGAAGTTAACAGCTTCCCGCTCTGCCGCTGAGCTAAGGGCCAAAAAGCAGAAACCGTAGTTTCTATGTATTATTATACAGTAAACGGCTCTGTCAACGATATTTTATAAGAAAATATCTCCATCTGGGATTTTTAAATCCTCTATCTCTTTGTCTATCTCTAGTATAACTGGATCTATTAAGTATCCAAATATCTGCTGCATATCAGCAGGGGTAATTTCTTTATCTGGGTTATTCATTTCTGAATAATCTTTACTATATTGACACCCTTAATCTCTTCATCTACATTGAATATATCTGATACATAGTCTTTTGCATCTGTTTCATTAAAGGCTTGTACCTCTAGCTCTACATTTAATTTGACTGTATAGGTGTTCATAAGTAAATTATATCACTTAGCCGCTTTTTTATCTACTGCTGAAAAAGCTGCATTGATCTCAGCAACGGTAAGCTTTCCATCATCTAGGAATCCACGGGCTAGCTTTTCAACAACAGTTGCAACGCCTAATGTTCCAGCAAGGATCACAGCCTTGTAGGTTTCAATTCCAACCACTGCTCCTGCTCCAATCACTGAAAGTCCTGATGCTGCAAATACAGCAACAATTCTCATAAATATATTATTTATGCTTGCAATTGCTCCGCTTCCAACCTGTGTTGGCTCTTCTATATACGCTTTTGCCATTATTTATCCTTTCTTAACGGGATTGTTATTAGCCAAATAACTGTAGTTGCCAGTACGGCAATTCCAACTATATCTCTGGCTGATCCAGTTAATGTTAACCATGCAATAAAGAAGCCAAGGAGGGTGAATGCTTGTGCAATTAATTCCATTCCTGCATCTTTAAACCATTTAATTAATCCTTTTAAAGCTTTACCGATTAAAGAAAATGCTTTTTTGATTATCTTCATCTGTTCCTCCTTATTACTGCCCCTGCAATTTGTGATGCAATGACCACTGGGACAATTACTTCTTGTGCTTTTTCTCTCTGATCATCTGTCATATCCATACCTAACTCAGAAAAATTAGATAATAGTTCTATAGGATCCACCGCAAATACTGTTCCAAGCGGGTCTGCTAAGAATGCTTCTGTTTGTACTTCTGTTGTTGCATCTGCTAATGTAAATGGCATTGGGGTATCCCCTGCTTCTCCTGCTCTATCTGCAAACTCAACAAATGCTGCTGCGACTGCAGGATTTGATTTCATTATTTCTGCCACCTTTGAAACCTCTCCTGCAGAAATTCCAAGATCTTTTGCAACTTCTAATTTTGCTTCTTGTGTTAAAGACTTAAGTGTTTGACTAACCGCTGCTGTTTGTTCTGGAGAAAGCTTAACTAATTTATTATCTTTACTTGTAAGATTAGCAATAACGCCAGATAAATCTTCTGCATTCCCCGTACCTTTTTCTGGAATAAGTGCTGCTAACTCTGCATCCTTAATGACTGGATCAATATTCTCTGCTGGTTTAAAATCTGGTCTTGGCAATGGCTTAGGTTCTGGAGAAGGCTCGGCAGAAGGCTCTGGTGTGGGTTCTGGCTTTACTTCAGGTGTTGGAGCTGGTGTTGGCTTAGGATCTTCTGGTTTTGGCTTTTCTGTAGGTTCTGGCTTTGGTGCAGGATCTTCTGGCTGTGTTGGCTTTGGACCTGGTTGCGTTGGCTTTGGTCCTGGCTCTTCTGTAGCAGTATTGTTAGTTGGCTTTGGCTCTGGCTTCTCTGTTGGTGGTGAAGAAGGCTTTGGCTTGTCTGGTTCAACAGTTGGTTTTGGCTCTGGCTTAGGTTGGTTTGCTGCAGCATTGGCTGCTGCTTGAGCAATTGCTCTTTGAATTTCTCTTTGTGATTGCTCATCATAGTAACGCCATGCTTCATCAATTGCACCATTGACATCATTGACTGCATTATTAAAATCATTTATGGCACTATTCTTTTCAGACAAAGCATTTGCTGTATCATTTACTGCGTTATCATACTCAGACTCTTTATTAGTTAATGTTTGATTTAATGAGTCTAGTACTGCAACCTGTTGATTATATACATTTAGTTTATCATTATATTCTGCTGAGGCATTATTATAGTCTTGCTGTGCTGCATTTCTTGTTTCAAGTGCTTGGTTGTAGGCATCTATTTGTGCCTGTGTTGGTCCTGACCCAGATGAGAATGTATTTAAATTACAACTAAAATTTTGTCCCCATACTCTTGGATTTCCAGCATAGTCACATCCTGCACCAGTCATTCCACCAGGAATTGTCCAGCCAAGATGGTACGATCCTGGACCTCCTCCTAAAGTCTTGTCTTCACTTACATTATATGTTGGAGACCAAGCACTCCATCTTGCCCCTTGCTCTACCCAGTTGTTAACTGCAAGATTTCCATTAATAAACATTCTAAAACCATCATCTGTGTATCCTGCAAATGCTACTGTTGTAAACCATGATGGGACTGTAATTTGTCCAGTAAACTTAACAATTATATTTTCATATCTATTACCGCAAACTGGTAGGTTCATAGAACTAGAATTCCAAGTGCCAGAACAAATCACACCACTTGGAGTTGCTATGCTTGGCCATGTTCTGGTTAGATTATATACTGTATATTGAAGACCTGTCCCACTAGCAGATTGCATATTTGATTGTGCTGTTTGAAGATTTATATTGGCTAAATCAAGTACATCTTGTGCATCATTCTTATCATTAAGAGCATTATTTTTATTTTCAAGAGCTAAGGATGCTAGGGCTGTTTGCTCATCTACATTTGACTGAGCGATATTTACTTCTTCTAACGCTAATTCTTCTGCTTCCACCGCATCTTGGTAGTCTACAATTGCTGTATCTCTAACATCCTTAAGATTTTTAGCGTACATAAACTTATTTTCCGCTATGTCAATTAAATCTATTAAGCCTTCTTTGTAATCAAGCTTATCTACTGCTGAATTTAAATTTTCAATTTGTTTTGCTGCTACTGTTAGCGGATCATCGCCAGCTGCGGGAGACATAAAAAGCCATCCAAATGCAAGCATTATGGATGCTGTTATTCTAAATAACCTATTCTTTTTCAACTATGGCTCCTACGCAAACAATTTGCTTGCTTAGTTAATTATACCATTGAGGCTATTTAGGATTATCTGTCTTATAAAACCCGTTTCCTTTAAACTGTATGCCAAAAGGCGTAAAGTGTCTTATCATTTCTGACTCACATTCTACACAAGTGTATCCTGGATCTTCATCCATAATTGATCTATGAGTTGACATTGTTGGGTGTGCATCGTCATATGAGCACTTGTATTCGTATACTGGCATTACTTATCCTTTAAGTTAAATGAGCCTTTTTATGACTTGCTCAGGTCTCCTTCGGTAGCGAACCAAAGACTATTTGATCTTAATGATCTTTGGCTTCTTTTCTTCTGGAATAATTCTATCTACATTGATATTTAACATTCCATCTTCGATTGAAGCTCCAGTTACTTCCATATATTCACCTAGCCCAAATGTTCTAGTGAACTTACGTGCAGCAATACCTTTATGTAGATATTCACCGTCTGTAACTTCTGTGATTTCACCCTTAACAATAAGTGTTCCGTTATCTACTGAAACATCAATATCGCTTCTTGTGAATCCTGCTACTGCAATTGATACCTGATATGTATCTTCGTCTAGCTTTAATACATCGTATGGTGGATATGTTTGGCGTGTTGCAGCCTGATGAACATGTGCCATTCTTTCCATTTCACGATTAAAACCAATAAAAAAAGGATCTCTAAAAAGATCCAGGGTTAGTGCGTTTACCATTTTTGCTCCTTTTAAGCGAGTTAGTTTAGCATCCCCATAAGGCGGATGTATAATAATTATAGCATATTGGATATTTATTCGTAAGACTTCTTTTGCCAGAACTGACGCATGTAGGACCTATTCATTACTGACCTTACTTTAAATGTATCTTGAAGCTCCCGCTTTTTGCTAAAAGGTGGCAAAGACTCATGAACCCAATCTTCTCTTTTAAAAGGAAATATCTGTGCAACAGGGGTACCTTTTTCAATAATTCCTTCAAAGTCATCACGTAACCACATATTGAGGGCTAACCTTGCATGAACTTGATCTGAATCAATAATTCCAGTCATTGTTAAGAATGGCAAGTCATACCTATTAAATGGATGAGTAACCATTACGCTGTATCCGCTTGGAGTTTCAATTCTTGGATATGCAATCATTCGCCAAACATATTCATTATAGCCATGAGGTACTGGCATTCCTTTTGTTCTATGTAATGGCTGATCTAAATCAAAAAGAACATCGGCTCCTGGTGGTGTTGCTCCCCAATAAGCCATAGTTCCCTGTGTTTCATTTTTTGCAATCTTTATATCTTGCGGTGTAACAACCATATACCCAGCGGAGAGAGAGTCTAAAAATGGCATACATTTTTTTACTGTTCCAGCATCTCTTGGGTCTCCCCATTTCATTGCAGGATCCTCTGCTGGTATTCTTTTAAACCATTCTGGTATTGCTAATTTAGCTGGCATTGGAGGCTGCTCTACTTGGTAAATGTCTTCCGCTGCAGCATAGAACTTAATTGTTTTTTTGTTTAGCATGTAATGAGTATATCATTTCTACTAAAGAATTACAATAGCCTACTTGCCAGACTTTGCTCTTGCTTTTGCTAAGGCTTGAAAATCTTTAACCTTGGTGTCACCAAGATATCCCCATGCATATCCGTCTGCAATCATCTGTTCATTTATTGATACCGTTTGATCATCAACAAATAGCCAGCCTAGTATTCTTCCATATTTTTCAGAAGAATCCATCTTTTCGGTTTTAATCTTTACAGACTTTGCATCTTTTAATTTATACTTAAGATATTCTTTTGCCTCTAGCCCCAGCTTTTTTTCTGCTAGGTCTTTTGTTCTTGATTCAGGAGTATCTATTCCAGCAAGTCTTACTCTTGAAGCAAACAATATATCAAAACCAAGGTCGATGAGGACATCAATTGTGTCCCCATCAACTACGGCTTCTACTTTTCGTACGTAATACTCGTACATTACTTCTTCTTTACTGCGGCCTTTTTTACAGGAGCCGCCTTCTTTACAGGGGCTGCCTTCTTTACAGGTGCTGCTGCTGTCTTAGCTACAGGCTTGCCAAATGCTGGTCTGCCAAATCCTACAATGCCTACGATCTGACTTCTACGAAGCTTTGATC